CGTCTGAATCCTGATTCGTTTTATTCGGATTGTGCTGCATGAAATTGTTGCTTCCGGCCATCTCTCCTCCTTACGATGCGTAACCGTAATCCGGCCCGCCTATGTATCCATCATTCCGATCTGCCCCGAAGTAGGGCAGTACGTCATAAACGTAATTGACTCTCACCCCTTCCGGTTTTGGTACGATCATCCCGTGCGTTATCAGGTCTTGAGCAATCTGCGAAAGGCCCGCATAGAGCGTGACCGTCATAGTCATGTCCATATTGTCGGCTACAAAGAGCCTGCCGCCGGGGAAGAGCGTAGCCCAAAGAGCGTTAAGACTGCCCGTCTTTCCATCCCATTGATTGATTCCAGCCTTGGCTATCAGGGCGAGGCGGTAGGTGGCGTCCGTCATAATCGGAGATACCCCGCCCGAGGGATTAAAAGGAAGTTCTCTTTTGCGCCCTATCCACTGACCGATGATATCAAGCTGGACCCCTTCTGCTTGTGCCACCACTCCGAGGGTTTCCCCGGTGTCCGTCGTTATGGGATTGCCATAGTTATCAACAAGAGATGCTTCGATAATCGGATTGAGTGCGAAAGCCCCGTTCATGCCATCCGCGCACCTTCCGATATCCACCCATATCTGGACGTTCGCCGCCACCCACGCCTTGAACTTCGCCGCCGCTTGATGCTGCGGCATTATCAAGTCCGCGTAGTAGGACAATCCCCTCATTATGGTGTCACCTGGACGATGATTTTATCTGTAGTGCTTGCACAGACATGATCAAAGGTGATTGTGATATCAGCCGTCCCTGTGGGCGTTGCAGACGTTCCGAGTTTGACCGCCGTGATAGAAAAGGCCGGATTGTAAATATCGGGGCATATTGACATGGCAATCGCAAAGAGTGCGGACCTTGTGACCTTTTCTCCGATGGAAAGGGAGTTGAGGTACAAAAGAATCGCAGCATGGATTGCCGTTGCCATTGCGCTGTTCCAGTTTGCCAGGGCGGTATATTCGATGGTCGCATAAATACTCGTACTTCCGGGCCTTGAGAATTTCACGCTCGCCGTTTTCGCGTGAACCGCGTCGAGGGTTAGGACAACTGTGGTGGTCCCGTTCAATCCGCACCCAGGCCCCTTGTTGTCATAGATTGCCTGAGCGATAACATTCACGTCGCCGCCTTCGACTACCGCCCATATGCTGTGTGGGTCAAGGCCGTTGCTATCTGCTGAGTCGGTGTCATTCTCGTAGACTTCGGAGCGCGTCACGTCCGGCACTACCTTCAAGGCCGCCTTCGTCCCGGCGAGAAGGGTATTGGAAGGCAATTCCGTACTTATCGCCTGTCGCGCCTTTAACTGTGCATCGGTTTCTTGAGGCTGCCCAGGAGTAGCGGCGTTGGCATTTGTGACACTCACCCATCCGGCTGTAGGCGTGAGAATGGATGTCAATGTTGCCGCCGCTGCATTTATTGCGCCCGAAGTTTGAGAGGTTGCCGTGACGGTCAAAGAGCCGCCGATAGGGATTGTCAAAGGAGAAGGTAAGGCCCAATTATTCCCGTTCGCGTCGCCCACGATGCCCCCTGTAATCAGGGCATAGGCTGTGCCTGTCAAGGTCACATCACAGGTCGAAAATGATGCAGGAAGGCGGGTAAGGCCGTTCCATGCTACGCGGGAGGATAGGCCGATGCCGGAGGCCGTGACGGGCGACTGGTTGAGGTAGGCTTGCTCTATCGATTGATAGGCGTCATATCTCGCCAGAGCTTCTATCGAAATGGCTTCGTATTCCTGAGAATCGGGCTCAAGGTAAGAATCAGCCCCGAAGATGGCCGTGGCCTGTCCGATCAGAAAATCTCGTATGTCGGCAAATAGAGGATAATGGTACCCGGTGGCGTCAAAATATGGGCTAAAGTACACGATTTTCTCCTTGTAAATTCAAGTAAATCGAGTTATCATATACACACAAAGGAGGTATCCCATGATGGAACGTTTTCAACATATCAATCAATTTGGAAGACTGGCAAAATATGTTAAGTTTAATAATAACACGTACTTTGAATATGGTAAAGGATATTATATGAAAACAAGCACTCCACATACTTTTTTGCATCACGACATATGGAGGAGTTATGGAAACGATATTCCAAAGGGCTATGAGCTTCACCACAAAGACGGTGATAGCCGAAATGATGTCATTGAAAACTATGAATTGTTGACTAAAAGCCAGCATACTAAACTCCATTATCAAACACGAGTTTTACGTTCGTTTGTCTGTGAACAATGCAATGATAGCTTTTACACAAAAGCTTTATGGACTCGTTTCTGTCCGGTTTGCGCTCTAAAACGGACAAACAAAAGAGCGCGAGTATACTATGAACAACATAAAATACAATGCCAACAAGCGCAAACAAAAAGATATCATTCTGACAAAAACCTAAAATCAGGAATTTGTTTCTATTGCGGTAATGTTTTCTTTTCAAGAACGATGCATATAAATCAATGCTGCGGGCATTCTTGCGCCATGAAGTATCGAGCGTCATTGAAACCCAGATCGTGTTCAATAATCGGTTGCATGAACAAGTTTTACGCAAAAGGGTATTGTAAAAATCATTATAGAATAATCTTACACCATCGATAATATTTATCATTGGTTTGACCCTATGGGATAATTTACCATAGTCTGTCCGTAAATGGTGCTCACCACACAAGACATTTGATATTGCCTGTCTTGAATTTGCGAGGTCAAAGACTGAATCCCCGTCACAAAGGAAAGCTGTTTTATCCAGTCAGACAAGAGAAGGTCCACCTTGTTCTGTTGTGCACCGTGGGTGAGGATACTTTGAAACATGGGCAGGCCCCGGCCCTGTTGCTCCCACCACTCGTTGAATAGCCACTTGATATGCGTTGAAATGGCCTGCGCCGCCGCATCCTGATCAACGAGGAAGTCGGCCTTGCCGTGTCCGTAACTCATGTCGCCGTCGCTCGCCAACCTTCGGTATCTCATAAGCCCTTCACCTTTGACGTTATATGCGTATCATCCATTTGAAAGGCGTCATCAGGTTTGCCAGTCGCCATTGATCCGGACGGATAATTTACATATGCGTGAGTGTGGTAATTGAACAATGTCTTGAACGTCGCCAGAACGAAGGCGTGAAGCCCGCCCCAAGCCCCGCTAAGTCCTATTTGTGGACAGGTGATGGTGCAAGAAGTTGACGCATTTACATCCACCTCCGGCGCAGTCACGACCGCCTTGCTCGTGGCCGTCACGTTAACCTGATCGGCGGCAAGGACGTTTACGACATGGCCTTTCACTTCAAGATAGGTCGTCCCGTCTTCCCCCCTGAGTTGGACCGAATCCGTGGAATACCCGCTTAGCACTCGCGGTTGACTCCATGCGCCCATGATGGCGAATCCATCTGACAGGTCATGCCGCCGCTTATCAATCTGCATCTGGACCCCGCCCGACTGCCACCAGCCATCTATGCACTGATCACCAAACACGATTAAACACTCGTCACCGGGGGCCACGGGGAGAGAGAGGACGTAACCCCCGGCACGAGGTACTACTATTGGTACATCAGGAAGAGGAGGGAGAGATTGCCATGTTGCTTTGCCATCGAGGATAACCCGCTCTTTGATCGCGGGCTGTACTACAACGGTCTGCTTTACCGCATCGAAGGATACGACAGTACCAGGCATGGAACAATGAACGGCCTGTATCGCCGCGTTCTTCACCCGGTTAAGGAGTTCGCCTTGCGCCGGGGTTCTTTCTGGTATTGTTATCATCGTGGGAAATATCCAAATAGTTGTGAAACCTTGCCCGACAGGTTTATTCCCGTCACATCACAATACCAATCATTGCCGCGTGAATCTCCGATGTAGCTCACGCCCACTATTTTATATTGTCCGTCCCGCGCAAGAACTGCCGGAGGCTTAACGCCCGGCGTGATCTTCATTTGCTTGATAATGACGCTCTCGTCAATCTTTACTACTGTCATGGGCGCGGTGATCGCGATAGACGGGTTCATCAGGCAGCGGAAACTGACCCCAAATTCTGTCTGCTGCGGGGTTCCTATCAGTCCATTTTCGGGACCTATGACCACTGCATCGGCTGCCGTGGGAGCATCGTCTACTCCCACTAAATTCCATTTACCACCGCTGAAATAATGAAAGACCCCGCTGTCTTCTGCGATTCGATTCATGTAGTCGTCTGCATCACCAAAAAATACCTTACCAGCCGGAAAGGTTTTATCGCTCACGCTATCACTGACATAGCCTACTTCAAAGCCCTTGTGCGCCGATGCTGCCATCTTCGCAATGACTGACCGGTAATCGTATCCGGCTGCCACGGCGAAGTTCACGAAGTTCTGTTCCATTACCCCGAGTCCATCCCTGCAATTCAGGGTCACCTTGAAATCAACTACGTTCTCCCGGTCGATTGTAGGTTGAAAGACCTGTCCCTTGAATATCCGGCCATAGGGCTGATGCTGGTATCCGGCCTCTATAGTGACTTCGGCCCCCTGCGTGAGCATCACCCCTTCCGTTTCAGGATTGAGGTTATACATGGTGAGCAAGGCCCAAAAGCCATCCTTCAGCATGTAATTGTCAACGCGGAATTGCACCTTGAGGGGCTCGGTCCCATCTTCGGATGAAAGGATAAATTGACGACCATTCAAGGCGTTTATCGTTACGCGCCACTTACGGTCATAGTATTTATGCTCTGTCAATTATCGCTCCACATGAGGAAGAAATCGCTTCCCAGGTTCGTATTGTCCGGGCTGTCCTGCGTAGACCCCATATTCAAAAGCCATGCGGACCCTATGCCGAGATATCCGTACTGTCTCAAAAGGTTCCCCGCCGGATAGTTGCCACAAAGGAGCGGGACGTTTGCCACAATCGCTATGCCCGTGGAAGGGTCAGAGATACCCATCACCCAAAATCCGGCTATCTCGTTGTACCGGAAGGACAGGCCCAGGCCGATATTCTGCCCGTTCACGTTCACCATAACCGTCATGGACTGATTAGGCGCGTTATCGAGAGGGATTATCTGATCGGCCATTAATCCGTCCTCCCCACTTCAAGAAGATGCTTACGGTTCAACATTGAATCGGGCGGTTCATAGGGCTGTAAGGTCCCTTTCTCCGTTTTATCAGTCGTATCCTTTCTCGTGCTGACGGTTTTCTCCGAGATGGTGGAAAAGATAAACTCCTCAAGCGTGACTGAGCAACGCATACCGTTTGCCGTCTTGTATTCCGCTATCCCATTATTACCCATGATGCCCATGTTCCGATAGGTATTCAGGCGAGTCGTCACGTCAAGAAGTTTCCCTTGTTTCTGCAATCTCTTTAATGTCTGGAAGGCGTTTACGCTTCGGCTGCCCGCGTCCCCCGATTCCCATTGGCCGGGGTAAAACGAGTCCATTACGTCGGACATGGCGATATCGAGAACCAGCCTGTCGGGGAGATTGTACCGGTGATCGGTTATGGCCGTTCCAGTCTGGACAGGATGTTCTGTTTTGCGGGAAGTCATGGAATGTTCTTCCCTGATAATGGCATCGAAGAAATACCCCGTATCGGTAGACGGAGCAAAGTCTGAGCCGTCAATTCCCTTCTCAACAATGCAGGGCTTTATCAAAATAAGCTCTTGCATGTCTCCCTGATATTCTCCCCACTGCGCCGGACGATATCCGCTCATTGGAATGACCCCGTAGCCATGCGAAGTTGGCGGGCCGCTTGATAGCCTATATCCTGCGCGCTCGCATTTGTCTTGACGTTAATGTTGATGTCGCCCACGGTGACGGAAGAACCGCCCTTGCCCCACTTATCTTTAGAGGCATCCCAAGGGGTAAACCCTGATTGATTATAAAGGAGGGCCGCCGCCTGAAAGTTGGTATCGATGTCTCTCAGATTGTCCGGGTCGAGCCCCGAGTTCCTTAACATGGCTGAGTGTAATTTTTTCCTGATCTGGAATAAGCCTACCGCGCCTTCGCCACCACCGTCAGGATTGAAAGCATTAGGATTGCCATAAGGGTTATCTTTATCCTTTGACTCTGCCATCATTATACGTTTCATGATCGGTATTGCTTCGGTAGGAAAATACTTTTCAAAGTAAGAATCATAAGGGGTTTTGACATTCGGGACATTTAGCGTGGACCCGCCGGTTCCACTTGTTCCTGTAGCCATATGCAGATATCGCTCGTGATTTTTTGTCCAGTCGTCGCCCACTTTTTGAAGCGACGCCCAGTTTTTTGCATCGACCTTTTCGTCAACCGTTCCGGGAAAACTTTTCCATGAGTCTTTGAGAATTTGTCCGGTAACGATAGCGGCCCTTCCAAGGCCGATAAAATCGTTCGTGAGCACACCAATCCACCCGGCAATTTTTTTGATTCTATCAGCAAAAGAGATGTCTTGTCCGTCTGATAGCATGTCGTCAAACATGCTAAAAGTCTTTTTAACCTCAACCGCCGCCTTGCCGATCTCATCATAAATAGGCTTGATATCCGAAAGAAAGTCCGCTATCTTCGCGGACCATTCCGGGGTCTTCTGCATGATGATTTCGTTTATATTCTCAAGCCATCCCTTTGAATCCTTCAGGCTCCCGCCGAATTTCTCCGCTATCGCATTCGCCAGGGTTTGCATGCCGTAAACGCCGGACACTTTCATCTTCGTAAATTCTTGTCCGATATCCCTTATAAATTTCATGTTCCCGGCGTACCCTTTGCCGAGGTTCTTATCGAGCCGGTCCTGCCACTTCATCAGGTCTTCGTATCGGCCCCTTAATTCAGGGTTCCATATAATGTCTTCGATGGAGTAGCCGAGCGCGTCTGTGGCAATCTTCATGCGCTTGGCGGCTGGTTCGCTCATAAACATGTGCATGGCGAAAAGCTTGTAGCCAAGGTCGGCCTTACTTACCGAATCAAGAAGGCCCACGGTAGAGGCCGCGATAGTCCCGAGGGCGGTAACGGCCCCGGCTGCGCTCCACTTAAAGGCCGATTCCCATGAATGAGATGCGCCCTGGACGGACTTTGTCGCTTGCGCGAGGGTATTCAGGAAGGCCCGGAATTGAGAGGCGTTGGTAGAGAATCCAAGTTTTACGAGATAATCCTTTAGGGTGTCTATCTCACTCATCGGCCCCGCCTTGCTTCATCGTATTCCGCTTGTCTTCGTTGGTTCTCGTTTCGGACAATTCGCATCTCCCACCAATCGGCCAAATCATCGAGCGTGTATTTCCCGTCGCTTACTTCGCTTTGCTTCCAATCCCCGGCCATAACGGGCGCATAGGCGTATTCGTCTACGTTGACGCATTGACAGGGAACAAACCCGTTATTATTTCCCCTAATTCCTTCAATGCGTCTACGCCGAAAAAATCTTGCAACTGGAAGGCCAGGGACGCCAGGGCGAGGCTGTAAATCATTTCCGCGTCCGGTTCCGGCGTGATTGCCCACCTTCCGTCAACCATCATGATCGGTAACGGTTTGCCGTCCGGGCCGATTTGAGATACGGCCAGGAGGCATGTTTTTTGAATAGCCGCCGCGTCCTCATCACTCAAGGCCCCGAAGAACTGTTGAGGCTGTGGATACCCGGAGGCAATATACCGGCGAACGATATTGGAGCCTACGAGGGCGGCCACCTTCGACAGCCGCCACTGTTGGTCTTTGAAGCTGATAATCTTCTCTCTCTCTCCCATAAATCCTCCTTATACAGTTATGCTGTGAATGTCTGCTGCCATGAGTACCCACGTCACCCGCTGGCCCTGCGCCTGGTAGCTCTTGTCCGGCACCTTCTGAAAGGACATACCGGATGCGACATGACTGGACCCGTCCACAATATTCCTGAGCATCATGGACATACCGGCCCACTGCGAGGTATCGGGTGTAAAGTTCACGAGGTTATAGGTGTCCAGCAACCAAGCATGAAGGTCGCTTGTCTGCTGGACCTCAATGGATATCGTCCCATTTTCCCCGGCCATCTTCGATACCATGATTGAACCGTCTGCCGCAAGGTCATGTACGGTCTTTTCCGTAGTCATGGCGATTGCAACGGACCCGGCGCCCATCTGTCCTTGAAAGAGATAATCACCCGCGATATCGTGGTGAATTGATCCCGTAAGGTCTAAAAAGCTGTATGTGGTTACATCGGACATATCATCCCTCCCTTAATCCAAATATACGCCGATGAGGATAGACTGGACCCCACCCGCTTCGTGACATGCCACATAAATGGCCCGCCATATCCTCGCGCTTCGATCTTCAAGGGCGATATCCTTTTCCTTGATCGATTGCACTATATAGCCCTTAGGCATCGGTGCCCCCGGCTGCAAGGCAAGTACCGCCTGTTGAGCCTGCCACGTTCCAGGCGCGAGATAACCGCGCATGACGGCCTGATCGCAAGCCCGCGCCACTGCCGCCATAATCTGCGTACCACCCTGATCGGTAAAAGGCACTTTCGGAACGCTGTTAAAAAGGTCTGAGACATTAAGCTGAATCGCCTCAACCAGCATGTCGGCGTTGATGACCTGATCGAACCACCTACCGTTTGCCATCCGGCCATCCTCGAACCAGTTGTAAAAGCTGCCACGCTGAATATACGCGTTGCCGTTATCGGCCTTGATGTTCACCACGTCATTCTCGGTGAGCGGCCCCGCCCCGGTGAGCACAAGATTTTCTGCGGTCACGCCCACAAGGTTCTTGAAGTCCATGATATAGGCCGAATTGGAAAGGCCCGTATTCAAGCCCATTGCCCGGCCCAGGAGCGCGGCCCCGGCGTAAGTTGTGGTCGAGTAGACGCCCATGGAGCGCGTGTAACTTGAGCCCTTCAGGGTATCAAAGATATTTCCGCTGGTTCCGGTCCTTGCGTCCGAGTCGGCGGTATCATACAAATAGGTGCTGTAAGGCGTTGCAGCCTCACACCATGCCGCGTTAAGAATATGATCGGCCTTTGCTGCGCCGATGACATAAGCTGCGTACCACGCGGAGCTTGCGGCCCTGCATGCTGCCAAGGCTTCCGCTGTCGTCTCGGCCCGTACCGCCGTAATGGTGATTGTGCATCCCAGGCCGCCCGAAGGGGAAACCGTCGTTGCAAGGCCCACCGCGTCGGAGTATCCCGTGCCCGGTGTATTGACCGTGACTGTCGCCACCCCGCCACTGCCGTCAAGGGTCGCCACACGGAGAGTCCCGCCCGATGCCCCGGACTGTACCACCGTCAGAATATCCCCGACATGGTAGTCATCGGACCCGGCCCCGCCTGCCGCTGCCACGGATACCGTATCAATCTTGCTTGCTACCTTGTCCTGTCGGCCCACGTAAAGGTAAGTCGGGGTAGGCACCTGAGAGAAGTATTTCACCGCTGCAAGATATTCAGGGTCGGTGAGGCCAAACCCATCGATAATCATTCCTGCCGCGCTGGTATAGACCCTCACCCTTTCCAAGATGGAAATCCGCACCGTTGACCCCACAATCAGTCCCTTGTTAAACGTGTTACGCGGGGCCGCCGGAGGTGTGAGATAAACCGAAAGCTGAATTACACCATTGAGTGTCAAAGGTACTGCTGTCGCCATATTAAGCCTCCCGTGGTGCGGTAACGGTAAATTCCCGTTCCGTGCCGCTATCTGTAATCAAGTCAAATACTGCTGCCGCGATATAATCCACGGTATCGCGTTCAATCACGTTTTCATAGAACATCATGGTAAGGTCGGTCCGCTCCCACCATTGCGCCTGAAACAATTCAGGGACACGCCGGGGAACGGTTTCAAGGGGAACAAGAAAGACATTCTTGAGGGCGAGTGCATCCCGGTAAAGCTGCTTATACATGGCGCTTTTGATCTTGCCACCATTATCGTAAGAGTTGGGACCGTACAAAACCCACTTCACGGACCAATAACGGGTATACTGAATGGTTTGGTCGAGGTTATCATTGCCCACGTTATCAGATAGAACACGTTGCCGGATAAGGTTGTAATCGCTCTCCCCTTCGATACAGGAAAGAACCGCGATATCATCGGTGATCTTCCACGCCGGTTGTCCCGTGGTAGGCCATGCCGTGCGTACAGCCGAATAAGCCGCCGCCTTGTCCGTATCGGTGATGAAAGGCAGGCCCAAAGCCAAGATGGTAAGCCCCTGGTAGAGAACTTTCATTTGGTCAAGGGTAAGTTTCTGATCGGCCATTACATACCGTCCATGCGCTGTCCTACCGCCTTCCAGTAGCCATATGCGCCATACTCAAAGATATTCGATACCCGGTAAAGATTGCCCCGGTACATGATCTCATCGGATTGCGCCCCTTGCCGCGTGGTGAATACTTCCTTTGTCAGATGGAAAACCATGGCCCCTTTTATTCGGTCGCCTTCGGGAATCATATCAAGTTCTTTCTCATTGATGACCGATACCACGCCGAAGCAGGGAATAACTTCGGGATTGAGGATTGACGCGGTAATGTCGATCTTTACCCCGGACCCGCCAGAAGGCAGGACGGACGCGGA